AGGAAACGGATATTTACCGCGATTACACACAAGCCAAAGCAGTGGCGGCAATGTATTCGCAGCGTGAGATTTCCCCCGAAAGGGGCGGGCGCAAAATCTCCTATAAGACAATGCAGAAAAGTGAAACCCTGCGCCCGTAATTTTAAGCGCGCGTAGCTCAAACGGTTAGAGCATCCAGCTCATAACTGGCAAGGTTGTAGGTTCAAGTCCTACCGCGCGCAGCAAATTGGAGTAATAAAATGCAACCTAACACCATGAACAAAGCCATTAAAGCCGTGCAACACGCCAGGCAGAAACACCCGGACTTTGCACCCGGACTAGAACACGCGCTTTGCATAGCGCAGGAAGAAATGGGCGAGATAGCCAAAGCCATAAACGATAAAAAGGGCTGGGATGAAATAGAAGCGGAAATTTACGACACCATTGCTGTATTATTCCGCATTGCAGAAAAGGACTATTTGAAAGCTGCACCGATAAAAGGAGGAAATAACAATGGAAGTACATTTGAAAAGTAACGGGACCACCGTGCAATATCTTGCCACCGTGCCTGCTGGGTATATGAACCGAGCCGCACGCCGCCGCTGGAAAAAGATTTTAGGGAGGAAGAAATGAGCAACGAGCAAACCCTATTCGTTACCTTTGAACAAGGGAACTACACCTGCAAGGTTGTTATAACAGACCACGGGAACGGCTTTGCAGACATTAACTGGAAATTTAACAGCAAGCCGGAAGATTTCCAAAAGATACTTTTATTCCGCGCAGCAGCGCGCTTTTTAGACATGTTAAAGGAGTGTGGAAAATGAGCAACGAACAAAAAATAACCGTTACGGTTGAACAAGACGGGAAAAAATCGGTCATAACATTAACACCAAACGCCGCTGGCGGCATGGATGTAAAGACCGAGTGGCTGCCAGCCATGGATAAAGAAAAGCCACAGGGGAAAGATTTATTAACTTTCCAAATTTTGGATATGTTACGGGGGAAATAACATGAAAGCAAAACTTGAAATAGATATGCCGAAAATGTGCTGCGACTGCCCTTGTTTTGAAATACAAACATTTTACAGTGGCAGATATATGGCCTATATGGGCGTTCCCTGTCCTGGCAAGTGCCGAGCACTTCCAATAAAAACACTGGACGGGCGCGTTATAGATTATCAGCAAGTTAGCACAAACGAAGAAATAGAAAACAAAAGACGGAGTAAATTTTGTCCGTTACAGGAGTGTGAAAAATGAACTTATTTTTTGCGTATGTATTGGCTATTACCCCCAGCATTTGCTGGCTGTTTGGGATGATTTCTTTATGCGCTCTTTTAGCAACTGCCGCCAGCGTTTTTTCATGGGCGGATGCTATTGCACGAGAAAATGAACCGCTTGCAAATAAGTGTAAGCGGATGGCAATTTACTGCGGTTTTGTTCTTTTTGTGTTTGCTACACTCTTTGCCTTAACGCCCGATACAATGCAACTAAAATCTATGATGCTTAATTATCACGGCGAATACATCCAATGTGATGTACAAGGCAAATGCCAGGAGGAAAAATAAATGGCTGTATTATCTTTTCGCGCGGTTGTAAAGCCGGATGTAATGACGGATTGTGTAGGCGGTATGGGCTTAAAAACATTATCGCTAGTGATTTATGGCGTAACGGTCTTTGGCGATGGCGAGTGCTGCATAATGTATGACGACCTTGCCGATGCGCTATCCAAACAGTTGGAAGAAAAAGAAGCAGATGCGCTGCTTGAACAGCTGGAAAATAATTTCAGCACAGCCGATGACTGCGTTTATTTAGACGGCGCAAAAGTACAACAAGACACCGGGCTGCTGGATAAAAACGGGACCCCGATTTTTGAGGGCGACATCGTGCATCTTGCCTGCGAAGACGGCGGCAAGTGGGTGGGTGTCGTTGAGTGGGACTATGGCGCGTGGGCTATTAACTTTAAGGACTGGAAACCCGATGTACGCGACTTGCACGCATCCCTGGAAGTAGCCGGAAACATTGCTTTAACACCCGATGTAAAGCTGGACAAAATCAAAAAAAGCGAGGGCGCAAATGTACAAAACTAATGCGACTATTGTTTCTGCCGAGGGGATGGAAATTGTACTAAACCACGAAACAGAAGCCGTGGTGCGCTGGCATCATAACAACTATTATTTTGACTGCTCTAAATGCAAAAAGCAGAGCATTGGCGATGATAGCGGCACGCAGTATGACTGCAACAACTGCGCAGAGGTGGAAGCATACGAACAAACGAAGCAGGGGCATTATAAGTATTACTGCGCTAATTACGAAAGGGAGGGCAGAAGATGACCGAAATCAGCAGACAAATAGTAGAAGCCGTCCAGGACCCGAACTTTTGGAAGACCTCCAAATGGGTATGTTATACGAACAAATACAATGAGCGCATCATTGCTTTTATGGGACCGTGGACAGGTAATTGGAACATAGCCGTTGCAAATTTAACACCTGGCGACTGCCTAGCAGAAGATGACCGCTTAATAGAGTGGCAAAAAAGCCAGCCGTTTTTTAAGGACTTTATGGAGCGCATTTGCCTTTGCTTGAACTATTGCAAGGACAAAACAAACAAAGAATTAAAGGAACAAATAAATGCCAATAAGTAAAGCGCGTAAAACATTATATCCGGCAAATTGGAAGCAGCTGTCTGCTGCTATCAAAATAAAAGCCGGGAATAAATGCGAAATTTGCGATGCGTTAAATGGGAAGCCACACCCGGTAACAGGAAGCAAAGTAGTGCTTACCGTGCATCATTTAGATTTTGACCCCACGCATAACGATGAGTACAACCTTATGGCATTGTGCCAGCGATGTCATATCCGGCTGGATGCAAAGTACAAAGCGTGGAAGCGGAGGATGAAATAATGATTACGACCAAACAATTATGCGAGTGGGAACAGAGAATAAAAACGGCACACCACTTCGCCATAAACGGAATAAAAAAGTACCGTTCTATCCCGGCTCTGCATAATTATTATACACACATTGCAACTTGTGCGGATGCGCAACTTTCCATAGTACAGCGTTTGATTAGACAGAGCAAAGAACAGGAGGATGAAAAATGAACGATAGATTTAGATTTAGAGCGTGGGACAAATATTTTCGCAGGATGAAATACGACATTTTATTTTTTTGGAAAGAAAATACAATTACCGTGTATGAACAGGAAAAGGGAAGCACTACATATTATCTCCCAAATTCCCATATTGTTTTAGAACAATGCACCGGGCTAAAAGATAAAAACGGGAAGCTGATTTACGAGGGCGATATAATCTTTTCCAATGTAGAGTATGGCGGGACTTATTTTGTGATTATCGGCGGCGTGCGTGGGTATTGTTATGATGCCGTTGCAGTAGAAGAATATAAGGAATACTTCGCGCGAGGTAAGGACACTGGCGGAGGTTTAAGCAGTACAGCGTATCACATCATTACAGACCACGGACCCTGCGAAGTAGTAGGCAATATACACGAAAACCCGGAACTTTTGGAGGGCGGAAAATGTCAATGATTAAATTAACAAACCATGTAGGGCTGGCAGTATATGTGGACCCTAAATTTATTATTGCAATAGATGCCAGCGAACATTGTACCGACATTTTAGTAACAGGCGGAAACAGCGTGCTTTGCAAAGAAACCCCCGATGAAATCTTAAAACTTATTAAGGAGCAAAACAAATGAAAGCATTTTTTTACGGATGGGGCTTTGTAATGAATACACGCATCCCGCTGCCGAGCATTTCCCCGGTTACGCTTTTTACCCTGGGAAAACTCTGCGCGTACTGCGCCACGGTCTATATTATATGGACTTCGGTGTCATTAGTTATCCGCGCACTGGGGGTGTGAGATGAGCCACGAAACAAAAATCGGCATTGTGATTATGGAGTACGACAAACAACCCCGATACAGCCAGCGGCCTTTTAGGGTGGTGGTAAATAAAATGTGCCGGGCATTAAGAAAGTACCTTAAAAAACACGAACACGCAACGCCGGAAGACCTGGCACTTGTAGCATCCTACACACTGCTGGATGGCAAAACCGGGCACAAACACTAAAACAAACGAGGGATGTATGATAAATAAGGGATATACCAAGCTATACAGGAGCGAAGCCGATGTGCCGCAGTTATGGGAAAGCGCACTGCTGTTTAGCACCTACCAAAAATTAAAGATACTTGCAGACCGCGCGGACTGGGCAGTTACGCTGCCCGTGCGCAGATTAGCTACCCGGATGGGTATGTCTATCGGCACGCTGCGCAAAGCCACCACGCAATTAGCCGAAATAGGGCTTATAAGAGCCGAGGAAACAGCGGATGGTGTAAGCCGCTTTGTGCTGGTGTTTGGCGATGGGGAGCCCGTTTTAAGCCAACTGCGCCGGGTACAACCCGCAGCAGCACAAAAAGAGCCCGCGGCCAAGCCCGCTAAAAAGCCGGATGCTGTGTCAAATTTTAACACACCTACTGTGTCAAATTTTGACACAACAAAACCAGCTAGTGTGTCAAATTTTAACACACCTACTGTGTCAAATTTTGGCACGCCATTATATAGAGAACAAGAAAGAGTAGATAACAATAACACTACTACCCCCTTACTATTCCCCCAAGACCAAACCGAGCCATCTACACCCAAACAAGAAAACGGCTTTGCGGCTTTTTGGGCTGCTTATCCAAACAAGAAAAGCAAACAGCGTGCCATCAAAAAATGGAACAAAGGCAAATACAACCTGGCGGAAATTCTACCCGTGCTGGAAAAACAAAAACGGCTGCGCGACTGGGTAAAAAACAACGGGCAATTTGTTCCACGGGCAGATGCCTACCTAAACCAGCGAAGATGGGAAGATACCTTGCCAACGGGCGAAGATGCGTATATTTTGGACTTCCAAGAACCAAAAACCCAACGGGAAGAAGTAGCCAAATACTGGCTGCAAGCAGTAAGCCCCGGGCTGTTAAAAAACGACAATCAAAAAATAAACTGCATCTTTGAATTTGACCGCATTTTCTTTGAGAAAATTATTGCTACTTGCGGAAACGACATACACCAGGCGTTTAAGGTTATGGTCCACGGGTGGCAGTTAGGATGCACTACGCTGCGCGCTATCAGCGAACGGGCAGCATCGTATTTAGACGACTTAAAATCACAGGAGTATAAAAAATGACACAATACAAACGGACTTTTGGACCCCAAGAAGCAAACAACGCACCTACGGTGTCTGCTCTGCCGCGCTGCCAGCAGTGCGGAAAAAGCGGCGGCGTGTGCATGCGCCATGTGATGTTAGATTATCTGGGCGGCGCACCGTTTCACACGGTGTGTTATAAAAACCAATGCGTATATTGCGGCGCGATACAATACTGGAACGGCACCGACAAAAACGGCGAGCCGCGTGTCATCCCCGCTTTTTATGTGCTGCATACCGCCACCCGCAGACCCATATTGCCTTACCGTGAATTTTCGCTGCCGCGTGAATTATTCCAAACGCCGGACGGAAAAGCCGATGTGGGCTTGAAAGTGCGCATCATTTCCGCGCTACTCCGTTTGCAGTTAGAGCGACCCACCGAGTATGTTTTTACCATCCACGAGGTGTACGATGAAATGCAGCGCGCCGGATAAATTCCCGCTGCCCGTTTGTTTTGTGGACGGATATTTTATCCGCCACGGGGTGGCGTTAAGTGCCGCGCGCGGGGTGTGGAAAGTGCGCACCGAAAACGGGCTGCTAAATGTGTGGGAAGATGATATTTTTTTAAGCAGCGCGGAAGCACAACACACACTAAATTTTTTGCTAAACTGAAAAAATGCTTAAAATATAAGGGTTATTTTTTCAAAAAAACACTTGACATTTTGATAAAAATTTTTATATCATTTTGGAACTGGTAGCGCAAAACGCGCTTTTTGCTGTAAAAAATTTTGCTTACAAATTGATTTTTAACGCGATGTCTTTTGTGAATTTTCACAAGAGGGGTCGCGTTTTTTATGGCAAAAAAAGCAGCATCACAACTGCCGGAAGTGTTAGGCGAAGTGCAACAAGAAGCACTGGACTTACTGTCTGCCGACATCCCGCAACCAAACAAACAGCTCTGCTTGTTTGAGGACTGGGCCGACTGGAACGCGCAACTTGCCAAGAAAAACCCCAAAAACAAAGACGGCTTAACCTTGCACCAGGAAGTATTTGCACGGTTATGCGCCGCACAACTATCCAAAACCGAAGCATACCGCAGAGCTTTCCCTAACTGTAAAACCGAAAAACTAACAACCATCTATCCCAAAGCCAGCCGTCTTGCAAACACGGACAAGGTAAGGGCAAGGATATTAGCACTGGAAAAGCAAATTGCCGACAGTGCACTCATGTCCACGACTGAATACTACGGACATTTGAACGATGAAATACGAAAAGGGGGCAAGGATAAGGGCGCAGCTCTTAAAATTGTGGCCCAAATTAAGGGACTTTTGCAAGCCGACAAAGGGCAACCCGGCAGTGCAGAAGCACCGTTTGTTATTTGTTTAGAGCGTAACAGCGAGGGAGGGCGCAACCGTGCAGCCAAAAATTAAAATAAATTCCCTCTATAACGAGCGCGGACCGCAGGCGGAACTCCACAAAGCAATGGACGAGCACCGCTTTTGCGTGCTTGTTACGCACCGCCAAATGGGTAAAACCGTGGCCGCCGTTAATGAACTGATAGACCGCGCTATTTCCAACCCGTTGCCCGGCGGGCGTTATTTCTACATTGCGCCGCAGTTAAAACAGGCGAAACTTATTGCCTGGGACTACTTAAAACACTACATTTCCCCTTTCCAAGCCGTACAAACCCCGGACGGAAAAACACGCTCCGCCGTTGTCATTAACGAAAGCGAACTGAAAGTAACTTTCAAAACAAAAAACGCGCCGTACATCCGCATCCTGGGAGCCGATAACCCCGATGCGCTGCGCGGTACCTACGCAGACGGCGTTGTGTTAGACGAGTACGGCGACATGAAGCCCAATGTTTTTACCGAAATCATCCGCCCGATGCTGCTTTCCCGCAACGGCTGGGTGCTGTTTGCCGGGACCCCCAAAGGGCAAAACCAATTCTACAATACTTTCCAGTTAGCAAGTAAGAGCTTCCACGAGAACCCAAAGGGCGACTGGTGGTGCGGCGTGTACCGCGCGGATAAAACACAAGTCATCCCCGAAGAAGAACTTAACAAAATCAAAAACGATACCCCCGCTAACATCTTCCGCCAGGAATACCTGTGCGACTTTACTGCCAGCGCAGACAATGTACTTATTCCCATTGACCTGGTACTGGAAGCGCAACAGCGCACCTATGGTATGGATGCTGTGAACGGGGCACCGCGTGTGCTGGGTCTGGACCCTGCCCGCTTTGTCGATGATAAAAGCATTATCTACTTCCGCCAGGGCTTGCAGGCGTTTGACCCGTTTGTTTTTGAAAAGCTGGATAACATGGCTTTTGCTGCCCGCGTAGCCGAGAAAATAGAAGAACTACACCCCGATGCCGTCTTCATTGATGCCGGAAACGGGGCAGGTGTTATTGACCGCTTGCGGCAGCTGAACTACCGAAACATTGTAGAAGTGCCGTTTGGCGGCAAACCCAATAAAGCCGGACAGTATTTGAACAAACGCGCCGAAATATGGGGCGAGCTGCGCGACTGGCTAAAAGCAGGCGGAGCCCTGCCCAAGAACGACACGGACCTGGTAACCGATTTAAGCACGCCCGTGTACGACTTTGACAACGCCAACCGCTTGCGCCTGGAAAGCAAAGAGCACATTAAAGAGCGTTTGGGCCGTTCCCCGGACCGCGCCGATGCGCTAGCCCTTACTTTTGCCGCCCCCGTGCGCCCGCAAAACGACCCCGCCGTAAGATACGGACAAAGCCGGACCTACGAAATGGAGTATGAATTATGAGCAAAATTGATATTTGCAATATGGCACTGGCCCACCTGGGACAAGCCCCTATCAATTCCACCACCGACCAAAACGAAAGAGCCCGGCGGTGCGAGATGTTTTATTCCGTGGCACTGGCTAAACTGCTTAAATGCCACCCGTGGCGTTTTGCAGACACCACCGCCACCCTGGCGCAAGTAGCAGACAACCGTTTGCCGCCCCCGTACAACTACGCCTACGCGCGCCCTGCCGATGCGTTACAGATAAATGCCGTGTTTAGTGATGTGCAACACCATACGAAATTTTGGGAAGCATCCGACAACACGGGCAGGATGCTGGTAACTTACGAGCCCGCAAAATATGTGAACTACACGCGCAGCGTAACCGACACGAATTTGTTTGATGCGGCTTTTACCCTGGCACTTTCCTGGGAGCTGGCAGCACAGCTTGCGCCTGCTCTTACAAAGTCCAACGATGATATGAGCCGCGCGCAGCAGCAAGCCCTTATTACACTGGATGCGGCACGGTACCAAAACCGCGCCGAGGGCGACAATAACATAAACATCCAAAGCACCTACCTAAACGGACTGTAAGGAGAAAAAAGTATGCAAGACACGACCACAAACACAACCAACGCAGCAGCCGACAATAACGCGGCTGCCGCATCACAGCAAGCCGCCGAAACTACCATTTTGACGGGTGCTGATAACCCGGACAATGCCGCCGCGGATAACAACAACGCTGCCGCGGATAACAACGCAGCTGCCAACGGGCAGGATGCGGGCACCATTTTGACGGGAGCCGCAGCGAAAGCGGGCGAAGCAGGACAAGCCGCCGATGAGGACGGCAAAAAGCAGGACCCCAAAGCGGGCCAGGAACCCGGCCAACAGGCCGCAGACCAACCGCTAACGGGCATTGATGGGATGGAATATGCCAAAGGCGAACTGGACGAACTGTCCGCCCTTGCCAAAAAGCACAACATCCCGCAACAAGCCGCTACTGAAATTTTACAGTGGCAGGCCAAATTTGCAAAAGAAGCAGCTGCCAAAATGGACGAGCAAATCTCTAACGAGATTAAGCAGCATGTCCACGATGAAGCGGTACGCAACGCGGCCAAAGTGCACCAGGAGTGGGGCACCGACCCAAAGGTCATAGCCGAAAACGAAGCTGCCGTAGCATTGGCAATGCGTAACTTTGCAGATGACGACTTCAAAGCCCTTATGAACTCCACAGGGCTGGGAAGCCACCCCGCAGTAGTTAGAGTAATGCTAAAAGTCGGCAAGGCGATTAGCGACGATAAATTTATTGCGGGCAATAGAGGGGGCGGCAGTGAGCCAAAGGACTTGGCGCACCGTATGTTCCCCAATATCAAATAGACCAACGAACGAGGTTAAAATTGTATGGCAAACTTAACGCTTGTTGATTTGATGTCCCGCTTGGACCCCAAAGGCAATGTTGCCCCCGTGGCCGAAGTGTTGGCAAAGAACAACGCAATTATTAACGACATGGTGTTCACGGAGTGCAACGATAAAACCGGGCACAAGAGCACTATTCGTACGGGTTTCCCCACCGTGGGCTGGCGTAAGCTGAACTACGGCGTGGCGCAAAGCAAAAGCGAAACCCAACAGGTCCGCGATGATACGGGTATGTTAGAAGCCGTATCTGCTGTGGACCGCGTAACCGCGGATATGTCCCGCGATAAAGCCGAGCTTTTTATGACGGAAGCATCCGGCTTCTTGGAAAAAATGAGCCAAGAGTGGGCGGATACCATCTTCTACGGTGATATTGCCACTTCCCCGGCTAAATTTAACGGCCTTGCGATACGCTACGGCAAAGTATCGGGCAACGCTCCGGCTGTTAAAAATGTTATTTCCGCTGGCTCTACTGCCAGCACCGGGAATACTTCCATTTGGCTCATCGGCCATGGCGATGGTAAGGTCTTCGGTATCTACCCCGAGGGCTCCAAAGCCGGGCTTTCCAAAGATGACCCCGAATTGGACAAACGCTGGCCGGACGGCAACGGCGGAACTTATGAAGCGTATGTTACCCGCTTCAAACTCCACACCGGGCTGTGCGTGCGCGACTGGCGTTATGTAGTGCGCATCTGCAACATTAAAGCCGATAGCTTGAACGCTTCTTCTTTAATGGACTTGATGATTAAAGCCAAACGCTTGCTGCCCTCTTTGCAGAGCTGCAAACCTGTGTTCTACGCCAACGGCGAAGTGCTTACGGCACTTGAACAAGGGCTTTACAACAAGAGCAATGTGCACTTGACATTGGCTGACGCGCAAAGCGGCATCCAAGAGCTGCGCATGTCGGGCATCCCTGTCCGCCAATGCGATGCTATTTCCAGCAACGAAGCCAAGGTAGTGTAGGAGGGTTTATGATTTTAGATAAAGAATTAGAAATCTTATCGGGTCAAGCCATCACGAGCTCTGCTGTTACCAGCGATGCTAAATATCTTGGCAAAACAAAATCTGCGCGTGCCGCTACTTTGGTAGTTACGGGCGTAGGTTTAACGGGAGGTACGGCTATTCAAATTGAGCTGATTACTTCCTCCACTTCTGCCTTTTCCAGCTCTGCCACTATCGGCAGCTGGGCGGTAGATTTGACCGCGAGCCCCATGCTCCAAGTACAAATTCCTTACACCGTTAAGGAATATGTAAAAGTAAAAGCCACCCCCACGGGTACTTTTACCGCTGGGACCATCTCGGCCGATGTAGCATACGGCCCTGAACTGGCCGCTGTCTAAGGTAGGCAATAGGGGGCGGCAGTCCCGCCCCCTATAAAGAAACTATGAACTTTACACGCACACAATACTCTTTCGCTTCCGGGGAAATGACACCCGACTTATTCGGCAGGGCTGATTTAGAAAAACACCCTACCAGCGTAGCCGTTGCACAAAACTTTTTACTTAAAGTGCAGGGCGGTATGTATTCGCGCCCCGGTATGAAATTTATTGCGCTGCGCAAACAACAAAACAAAACCGTAGCGTTTGCCCGTTTTGTATTTTCCCCCACCGACTGCTGCGTAGTGGAATTTGGCGAGGGCTACATCCGCTTTTTAACCGCAGACGGTTATGTGCAAAAAAACAATGCACCCTATGAGATTTTAAGCCCTTTTACCGAAGAAGATTTTAAGTATATTACCTACGACCAAAGCGGCGATGTGCTTTATTTGGCTATCAAAGGAAAGCACCCCAAAACCTTAACACGCTACGCCGCAACCGACTGGCGGCTGGAAGATTACGAACCCAAAAACGGACCTTTTGACACCGACAATGGCGACCTGGCTGCCCTTACCAAAGTGGGCGGGCAATGGCTGATAACCCAACTTACGGGCTACCAATTTTCCGCACAGGATGTAGGCAGCACCTTTAAGCTGGAAAAAGAATTTGATGCGCAGTCCCTTTCCTTTACACAAAGCAACAGCACCACCGCACAAACCCTGCTTTCCAAAGTATTTTTGTGCTGCGGCACCTGGCGCATTGACACCACAGGCACCTGGACAGGTACCATTAAAGTACAGTACAGCGAAGACGGCACCACCTGGCGCGACTACCGCAGCTACTCCGCTACCAATACCGCCAATGTTAATTCATCGGGCGAGATTTCGGGCCGCATCCGTTATTTGCGCATTGATGCGACTACCTGGACCAGCGGAACGGCTTACATCCAATTCCGTGTAGAAAGTTTTACTTATAATTTCTTTGGCAAAATTGCCAGCGTGAACAACGCCAGCGAAGCGTATGCCACCCTTTCCAATATCGGCACGGGAGCTGCCGCGCAAATTGCGGGCAATGTTTCTTACACTTCCTACACGATGCCGACTATGACTTCCAACACAACGCCGGAGGGCGAAGCGTTTTATGTAGAGCCCGGCTACACAGGCAAAGTGCTCTGCGAAGACGGCGTAGAAAGCACCGTGTACAGCAACGCCTACAAAGCGTTTAACGGTAGCAGCAGCACAAACGCCGATGTGCCCGTGTATGTTTTTTCCGCTGCGCCGAAACTGGGCTATAAGTTTAATACACACAAACACATTACAGGCATCACGGTTACCGTTTCCGCACCCGAAGAAGACCTGGTAATGACGGCCTGGGTGTACAGCGAAAGTGCCGGATGGCGTGAAGCCGCCAGCGTGAACATTGCAGGCGGAAGCGCAGCCACAAAAACCGTTTCTTTCGGGGATGTGATTTGCGATGCTATTGCAGTGGACTTCCGCGCGCCCGACAGCATTGTACAGCAGCCCGCCAGCCGCATGGTAACCGTGCAGGATATTTCCCCGATAAACATTACAACCGTATCATACAACGCAAACATTACGGGCAAATTTTACGCACCGTCCTGGGGAAACCGCCAGGGCTGGCCTAACGCAGTAGGGTTTTTCCAGGGCCGCCTTGCCTGGTACAAAGGGTACAAAGCCGAGATGTCCAAAATTGACGACTTTGACAACTTTGAAGTGTCCCTTAAAGTAAAAGACGATGATGCTATCCAAACCATTGCCAAAGGCGGCGGGATGTGCGATATACGCTATGCGGTATCGGCGCGCCGTCTTATCTTACTGGCAGACGGCGGCGAGCACATAAACACCAGTGATGTAATTACACCGTCATCTTCCGGCATTATCCAACAGAGCAACTACGGCACCGATTATGTGCGCCCGCTGATTGTGGGCTCCCGCGTGCTTTTTGTGCAGCTTTCCGGCAGCTCTTTATTAGATTTGCAATACGACTATGCCAGCGACAACTGGCAGGCAGACGACCTGTGTGCCCTAGCTCCGCATTTATTTGCCGGACGGAAAATTGTGCAGCTGGAATACCAAGCCAGCCCGCAAGGCATCGTTTGGGTACTGCTGGACAACGGGACCGTTTTAACGCTTTCTTATTCCCGCCAGCATGAGATACTTGCCTGGACCCGCCAGCAAACAGCGGGCTTTGTGGAAGCCATCTGCGTGCTGCCCGGCACCAGTGAAAACCAAGTATTTTTTGCCGTGAACCGGGACGGCGTGCGCACCGTGGAAATGTTAGCCAGCCAGCTGCCTAATACCGTGCGCGAAGATGCGGTGTGTGTGGACAGTGCCGTTGTGCAAACTTCCACCACCGCGCAGACCATCGTAACCGGGCTAACCCACCTTAACGGAAAACAAGTAAATATCCTTGCGGACGGCAATGTATGCGCGCAGCAGACAGTAGCCAACGGGCAAATTACCCTAACAACCGCCGCGAAAAAGGTTGTCGTGGGGCTACCGATGGAATACAACTTAACTACGCTGCCGCTTGTTATACCCACCCAAGCGGGCGACTTTACCGGGCGGTTAAAACCCGAAACCTGCATTATTACGCTTTCCAATTCTGCCGCCGGGAACTCCGGGCAGCTGGGACAGCTGGCAGACCCGCTGATTTACGGCACCGATGATGCGTTATTTACGGGTACCGTGCGCACCAACATCAGTGCCGTTAGCGAAGAAACGCCGCAGCTGGTACTTTCCGGCAGCGACCCTTTGCCGTTTAATGTAGTAAAAATCACAACCGAATACAGATAGAGGGAAATATGAACATTAGCGAAGCCACAAAAAACAGGTTTAAGGAAATCAAAGAAGAAGCAGCAAAACTCCACCCCAAGTGGAAAGAAATTTGCTCTTACTTCATCCCAACTTCCGGCAGCTTTAACGATGAAAAACCGAATAAAGTGCCCGAAATTGAATACTTGAAACTCATTGACTGCGACCCCAACGCCTATTTAGTGCGCCTGGCTGCCGCTTTAATGAGTGGCATGACAAATTCTTCGCGCGAGTGGTTCGCGCTGGGTACAGACAAAGGGGTATGGGGCGAAACACCCGAAGAAGCTGCCTACCTTAAAAAGCGCAAAGAGCGCATAGAAACCCGCTTGCACAAAGGCGGCGTATATTTAACCCTGTTAAAAATGTACACGGAACTTCCCGCCGTGGGCACTTATGTGTATTTGGTGGAAAAAGATGCCGAAAACGGGCTGCGCACCATCCCGCTTACCATCGGCGAAAGTTACCTGGGTGTAGGACCCAAAGGGAAAATTGATACTTTCGGGCGTACTTTCTACATGACCCCGCGCGAAATCGTGGCCGAATTTGGCGACACTGTGCCGGACATCGTCAAAGAACGCGCCCTAAACGGCAAAGGCGACAGCGAACGCCTGGCCGTGTACCAACTTATAGAACCCAACAATGCCCAAGTGTACGGCAAATTGGATGCGCAGGGCAAAGCGTTTAGAAGCGTGTACTGGATGAGCAACCACGACCAATACTTGCGCGTTAGCGGCTACGACCATTTCCCTGTCATTGCTCCGCGCTGGGACATCAAACACTTTAATTCTATTTGGGGAACGGGACCCGGCTTTGTGGCCCTGGGTACCGTCAAAGCATTACAAAAAGCCGCCGCCGACAAATTCCTGGGTGCGGAACTTTCCGTAAAACCGCCCGTGCAAGGCGATGCGGCTATGTTAAGCCGCGACATCAATTTGAAGCCCGGCGGTGTTACTTACCGCCCCAGCTTAAATGCGGCTAAACTTGAACCCGTCTTTACGCAGCCGATAAACATTGCGGCCATAGACCAGCTTATTGCCGAACAAAAAGACATTTTAAGCCGCCAATTCTTTACCGATGTAGTGCTGGCACTTTTGGCAAACCCCAAGAGCGACCGCACTGCTACCGAAGTGGCGGAAATTTCCACCGAGCGTTTAAGCATTATGGGTCCCGTGATGGAACGACTGGTAAATGAAAACCATAAACCGCTTATTGAGCTGGTGGATGCTTACAACGAGGAACAGGGCTTTTACGATGACCTGGAAGTACCCGAAACCTTACAGGGCAAAGAAATCAAAATTACTTTTAACAGCATTTTCCACGAAGCCCAAAAAGCCAGCGGCACGCGCTCCATTGAACTTTTGATGGGAGCGTTTGGGAACTTTGCCCAATTAAAGCCGGAAATTTTGGACTTGTTAAATGCGGATAAAATAGGCCGCTTGATGGCAGAGAAATTGAGCGTAACCGAAGTGCTGGAAGATGAAGAAAAAATTGCTTCCGTCCGCCAGCAGCGTGCCCAAGCCCAAGAGCAGGCGCAACAGGCGCAAGAAGCTGCACAGAGTGTGGAACTTGCCAAGACCATGGCAGAAGCCGGGGCTAAATCTTCCGCGATGGATATGCGCGGCGGATATGGCTTTTAGGAGGAATTATGAATAAAAAATACAAATGGCTCTTAAAACAGGCATTGCAAACACGCGAAGCGCGTATCTTCTTATATTATGTGATGCACGAAACGCATTTATTTGAGCACGGCTTTGTGCCGGGCGATGCGCATGCAACTTCTTTTCACGCCGGGCAGCGCAGCATCGGGTTTTTCATTTACGATGCCATTATGGAAATTGACCCGAATTTGTTTGTAAAAATGCGCGCAGAATTTGAAGAATTTGCCGCACCTAAAAAGGAGGGTAACTGATTATGGCCGCACCTATTGCCGCAATTATAGAAGCGTGTAAGCAAGCCGCCGAAGCAACCAGCCAGGCAGTAACTTATTACTTACAAGGAAAAGCACAGTCCTATTATTACAAAGGACTAGCGAGCACCTACGACACAAACGCCACCATTAACGACCTGGCAACCGCCCGGCAAGCGGCGTATGTGAACGAAGCGGGAGCCAGCCAAGTGCACAACCTGCGCGAGCAAAGCCAGCAAGCAGAGGGCTCCATCCGCGCCGCTATGGCTGCGCAAGGGATGGACAGCGGCAGCGGCTCTGCCCGGGCTGTGCTTTCCAGCACCGAGCGCGCTTTCCGCGAAGACGAAGCCCTGCTGCGTGCCACGGCTGAACAACAGGCGTTTGAAATCAATAAACAGGGAGCCCTGGAAAGTGCCAATTTACGAAGCCAAGCCAAGCA